CACCGATATGAGTCAAATTATCGATATTCTGAAATTTTAGCACTCTCAACCTCTGGCAACTACCACTGTATTTAGCAATGGTGGCCCAGTCAAAAAGCCAAACTGAAAATCATCAGCCACCGATTCCATCATAATCATATGTGGAACTGCTGGTTGATAATATTGTGAACTTAATGTGGTTGAAACTGCAGAAGGTAAAGGAATTTTACCAAGAAAGAACATAACAGTCAGTGTTCTATTCATCTTTAGAGCAACTAAACAAGCTTTAGAAGAATCTCTCATATTAAGAAAAGGTGCCTTTGTTATGATTCCAGATGGTGTTGGAATCATCATGAAAGGAGAGTAGTATGGAATTTCCACCTCCAAGTTAGGGTTAATGTCACAAGAAGCAGCCACACAACCTTCAGATAAGTATGCCATCCACTTTCTTCCATTATAAGCATTCACCGCATATCTTCGTTGATCAACTCCAGGACCGACAGAAACAGGGAAGATTGGCAGAAGTTTTGCTCGAGGAGCAAAAAGAATGTCATCATTAGTCACGTCGTTTGATGTTGTAGTAATTTCAGATGGAATCCCAGGACAAGCAAAAGCTGTTGTGTTTGGCTGAGTTCCCATCAAAAATTTAACTCGAACACCTCCTCGTTGATAACGATAGATACATCCAAAATAAGAAAGAAACGTCCAGCATGACATAGCTCTAAAAGCATCATTTGCAACCAAATCTGTCATTGATACATCCATTTTCGTATCTGCAAATGGACTAGCACCCACAGAAAATGTAATATAAGGCAAGACTGATGTAGCAGCAGAATTAGCAGGAACAGTAGAAGCAGTAAGAGGAAATCCCTTAATATAATAAGCTGCACTATATCTCTTTAGCACTTGTCTCAAGTTTGTAATCTTTTCTCCAAAATTATATTGAGCAGCAAAACCAGGTTTTCTTTTAGACACCCATAGTGGATTGGGCATCGATTCAATTCGAGAATTTTGAACAGGAATAGGAACTTGATTCAAGACTTTTTCCTTGCTCTCTTTCTTCTTTCCATCCGCTACATTCACTGCTTTTAATCTACCTGATTGTGACACGCAATGAGTGTTCTTAATTTCTTTCTTCACTTCCTCAACTGATAACTCACTCATATTCACCAATACAGCATCTTCTTCTGTTGACTCAAAGATGCCAGCATTGGCAAGTAGTGTGGGTAAAGTTGGGGTTGGGAATTGATAGTATGTAGGCACATCATCAACTGTTCCAGCTTTCAATCCTTCATATTCTAACTGAGGCCACGATACTGTATTTCCAAAATCAGTTCCAGTTATTGCTGATAGTGTCGGCCAAAAGACTTCCAAATCATCATCAAAAGACATATATACATTGATACTTGCCTTCTCACTCGTAGCTTTAGTCGTTCTCAAAGGATTCAGTACAATCAATTTAATATTTCCAATACTAGACTGGTCTATACCACAATAATCAACTGAATCTGGTTGGGCGAAAAATGGGGTTGGTAAAACTGGATATGGCGCATTATAGGGAATAGTAAACTCTGATTCTGATGTACCAGTCAAATCATAAACTTGATTATACATCATATCAGCAAGCTCTGTTAATGGAGTTATATCAGGAAGCAATGTTTGAGAGGGTACGAAAAGCGCTATCACTCTCCCAGACATAAATTGATTAGCAACTAACTGAATTCTAATTCTAACACTACCACAATAATATTTGAAAGCACGCATCATCCATCCAGCAGTAGTGTCCTGTCCAGGAAACAATGGCAAATCAGCAAGCACATAACCAGATGCTCTATTAGCTTCCCATTCTACTCTATTCAACAAAGACCACGTCTTACCAATATACACAATATCCATTTCATCATCTTTCGTACCAAACAGCTCATTGCAAGGCTCAATTGCACACTTAGGATCTACTACCAATTTCTCAATAGTATCTGAGCCTACACCATACGACAAAGAATTTGCCACTACAGGAGTCACTCGTATATTTGCTCCAATATTGTCAGGTTTTGATAACCCAACAGTACGCAACATACGAGAAGCCCCCGAAGCAACATCTGTAGCTGTTTCCACAATCTCTGTCATTGGTGCAACTAGTCCATCAATAGTATCAGAAACAACTCCCATCTGCGCATACAAAGGTACAGACAAAACAGGATCGTCAAGCCATCCATAAATTGAAACAGATACTGGTGTTGTTGTAGTTTGCCCTGAAGTTAACTTATTCAAAACAAAAACTTTAACCTGTCCCAAAAATTGCGCTGCATTTTGTATTGCATCAACAGTCGCTCCAGTATAAGTTGTAAGTGGATAATAAAGAAATGGGGATATAAATGGAATTACGAACTCAACAGTTTGATTAGTTGCCGGATCTATAATTAAACTAGGAAAGCAGAGCAACGAAGCCATAGATTTTTCATTTAACTGCTGAATACTACTCATAGAAGCACCAGGAGCCCATACAACTAACAACCTCCCAGCATGAAAACGCGTTGCATTAATAACCATTCGGATTTTATAATCTGATCTCACAAATTTAAAATATTTCATTTTACTAGACTTAAATTTAGTAGATTGAATAGCTGTTGGAATATCAACCGTAGCAACCAATGCATCTCGTTCATCTGTTTCAAGCCACTCAAATGTCTTAATCAAACCAGGTCTTGATAGCATTGACTTCACATCCTGAGAAGTCTTAGCTCCATCACCTTTCTCTGACCAACTCTTCACATACTCATCAAAAGACTGTTGATGTGGGGTAACATTCACTACTTCAGTTTTAACAGAGTTTGCAAAAAGCGTCGTATTCTCTTTCTCAACAACAATTTTATCATTTATTTCTGCCATACGTCACATTGAAGCCTGTTGTAGCTTGCATACTGTAGATTAACCCAGGCTCTCTCTACAGCAGTTTGACTATAATACAAGTGTACACGTCACGCACACAGGTTAGTATCACCTCTCATACTACACGAGTTTTAATACAGCCTATTAGACTGACAAACACACAAAATATCTACACTCTATATCTAACATTCCACACACGCAATTGTTCGGCATACGACAATGCTATATGCTTGATCCCAACCATGCTTAATGCAACATCAAACTTATTACGCCAATAATTGTACACTTGCACACCATGAAAATGCAATTCATACAAAGCATCATCCACATTCAAGCACACTTGCTCAACTGGATCATTGCCTGTTCTCACCCAGTTCACCATCTCCACAATATCATCAACATCACGAAGTGGCACATGTACACCATGCTTCTCAGACCATTGCCACTTTCTTTGCAAGAAAGTCACATTTCCTTGATCTTCATAAACTCCCATAACAGCATTCTTCTGTGCTGGAGTCATCTTCATTCCTATCCTTGCCATCTCTTCTGCAAGAGATAACTGATTGAACCAAGAGACTTTAGGATGCACAGTTGCTATATTGTCGTCTCCATATGAGCACAATGAAACACACCGCTTCATTTGCTCAGGACTCGCCATCAGTGGATCCTCTCTTTTCGCCACTTGCGTAAAGCAATAGCGATAGAGTACAGAGACCAATATAGAATTAAGAATTGCTGTCATGGGTTCTCCAGATGGATGGGTTCTGTTCATCTGCCAAACATCATTATATATAATATAACGAGGTTCGGCAACACAGGCAAACAATGCCTCCATCCTATATGAACACTCAAGACCCAAAATTTCATACACTTGCTTCACGACTGAAAACACAGACCACATCATTTGACTAGATATGGTCTTGTCAAAAGACTTGAAGTCAAGTGCCATCCATTTAGAGCCATGGACCTTCATTGAGGACAAAAGCATCTCCCATTCCAGAGAATAGACATCAATTCCAATTGCATGCTCCAACTGTCTCCGATGTTTCATAAATGCAGCAGCAAATCGCAAGAAATACTGCCGAAATCTAATCACATGAGCTACATTTGAAGCTGCAAACACTCGCGTCTTACCAGCTGCCACCTTCTCAAGAGAGCGACGTTCATCTTTCAGGGTACATACAAAATACACTTCAGGGATCCTACGCTTGTCAAGAGCTGAGTCAATTTTATTCAACTCAGTCCTTAACAAACCATTTCCCACCTGTGCATTTGGTAATTCTCCTTCAAACAAATGTCTCTTTCCAGATCCAGGTGACAACTTTGACAATGGAAACCCAGGGGAAGAACCCATGTTGAGAGCATCAACAAATTCCATTCCTGAAATCCCATTTATTGCCTCACTTTCTGTTAGCACACTAAGATCTTCATCCTTAATATGTGTCGCAATCATCTCAGCAACACATCGTGTACACTCAGCCAGCAAGACATTATCCATTGGAGTGTTCTCGTCAAAAGCTCCAGTTAATCCTTCAACCATAGGTGATATACGTTTTCCATTCACCACCAATGGCTTGAGACGAGCTGGAGCTGTCTTATGCACTGTCACCATATCATGAATTGGTGATTCACGAAGCATGGTTTTCACCATACCTGTCATCATCCATGATTGATTCAGCACTCCAATATGTTCATATGGAACTTCCCCCATTTGACATCTTGGTGTGCATACCTCACTCAATGGTATGGTGACATCAGGAGCTTCCAGTTCACTAGTTACATTGCACAGTTCATATACAACTTCACGAGTGACCAATGCTGAAAATCCC